CAGACTTTTTGTTTGTATATTACAGACTTTTTGTTTGTATATTACAGACTTTTTGTTTGTATATTACAGACTTTTTGTTTGTATATTACAGACTTTTTGTTTGTATATTACAGACTTTTTGTTATGACAAGAACGAGAGATTGCGGTTCAACTGATTCGGCATTCCATGTCCAAACATCACCATATAAATAAGAACAATCGCAGCAATCACAATCGACCGGTCTTCCGCGACAAGAGCCGATTGATTCAGCACAAACCGCATCATCATGTAAATAACAGCACCAATCATCGCGGCATGAGCCAGCATAATAGAACCGCGTTCGTATGCCATTGTATTGTATTCCTTAGTATTATTATACTAACACGTTAGACTATAATTCAAATACTTACCTCCGCCCGAGTGACCGCACCATCTGTCCAAAAATGCCTCCCCACAGACTTTTCATCACCATAAGCGCACTCGACATCACGAACATTAACGTTGCAAAAATGCCCGCCAATTTATTTACTAAATCTCTCATCGCAATAATAATGCGTTGAAACCCGATAAGAATGTTCGAGAATATTCCGAATATATTTTTCACAACAAACAGTATCTTATCGCGCAGCTTTCCGATGAAACCGCGAATATTTTCCGTGTCTTTGACGATTTTTGTGGCGACGCTTCCGACCAACGAAATCACATGATTCAACGGCATCATAAGGTATTCCATATAGCTGCTTTGGGTGGTCTGAATACACTGCATGAAGTTATCTGCGACATCATGGCCGAACAATTTGGCGAAAGGCATGACCGCTGGACTACATCGGTATAGAGGCCAATTATCTTTTACTTTTTTCATGCCTATCGCTAAAATATTCGAAAGGTATAACCCTAAAAAAACGACGATAATTATGATTGAAAAAATGACATCTGTTGATTTCATTTAATACGACTTCGAAATAACCGACGAGATATAACACGTCTCAGTTATATTACACGCATATAATAACTATACGTTGGCTTACGCCGCCACAGCCAATCTTTATGAGAAGACCTTTCGCATAACCTTTTTGATGTTGTATGCTATCATAGATGATAGCGACTGACTGTGATGACGATGACCATGACCATGACCATGACCATGACCATGACGAGAGACTCGAATCGTTTTTCGTTTGCTTCCGCCGCCTTGCGTAACATACGCGTCATTGATGCTATTCGACTGTGCTTGATTATGTAAAGCGGTGAGCGACGCATTTTGCGCACCGGCGCATTGAGGCCCACCCGTGCAGGTTGAACCCACCTGTGGAATCGGAATTCTCTCTCCCGCACCACCCTTCTGCTGTTGGTGCGATTCCTGATATCTCCGACCCCTATACGTCCGAATAAATGACCGGTGTTTGTATTCGCGGCTTTTCTTTCCACGTTTTGCGGTATGTTTCTTACGACGGCCTCCCGATAGTGTATTCACCGCATTCAACTGGCTTTGTTGCGCCTTTACATTTTCCATCGTTGCTTGCGGTGTTGCGATATTTGCTGGCACTTGAATGCTTGCCGCAGCATAACTAGGCGCTTGCGGTGCTTCTTGAACTTTAAGCGACATTATTTTTTAAACGTAATCTTGATATATATACATGCGAATAAAATCGTTAAATACTCGCGTTTGAAAGAAGTCTAAATACTATCTACGTAGTATATACATTATCCGCGCCATGGACGACGAACAACGCATTCACCTTCAAAAACTCATCGAGGCAAATGGAACAGAAGACCATACCGAGGTTATTCGCCGCGTCAAGCATAGTTCGCAGATTTACACCGATGTGACAACGATGATAAAACTCAGACAGGATTATGAGCGTTTAGCCAAATCCAATCCCAAACAATTTGACGCGATTTGCGTGTCTCGCTGTGCCTTTCTCTTCAAGTTCTATACGGATTTATTCAACAAATTAAAAAAAGGCGAAATCGACCTAAAACTTCTATTCAGGATGATACAAATCTTGCGAGAGATCGAGGACGGTAAATTGGACCAACATGAAGGTTCATTCGAAGTTGGTAAAATTTTGAAGAGTATTTATGTGGATAGTGCGCTCAAACGGTCCGAGAATTTAGACGCAGAGCAGGCAAAGAAAGATAAGAAAATGGCGGCGAAAGCAGCAAAGACATCGAGACCGGCAATTCCAGAGAAGAAGATAAGCTGGGCGGATTTCAAGGCTGCGCAGGAGGCAGGAACCGCGGCGGCACCGGATTCATAAAAACAATATATCCGTTCAAATACGTCGCAAAGCATACCCACGCGAAATACGGGATGAGTAAATACGCCGCGAGGCGGCTCACGGAGTAAAAGGCACGGATAGTAAGCACGATGAAGGCGAGCATCCCTAAAATCACGACGAAACTCAGGTCCGGGCGTTGGAGGGTGAAAAAGAGCGGCGACCACGAGAGATTGAAGACCCACGCACCGCAATAGTAGAAGAAACCGGCCGACCTCACGCCGGCACTGATAGTGTTGAACGCAGGCGACGAGAGAAATACGACACCCGACGCGATGATAAGCGCATACAAAATCGTCCATGCGATGGGAAAGACCCAATTGGGTGGAGTGAGGGGGGATTGCCTGAGAGATTTATACCATTTGGAGTTGGCGACGGAATCAGAGTTCATTTATATACTCAATACATTATAATGTGTAATATCGATATTCTCTTCGGAAATGCCAAGTTCCTTGAAATGTTCAACACTTTCCTTTATACGCGCCATAAAATTATGTGCGCTACCTACCGTATCATAACTCGTTTTACGGTCGATATCAAAATCCGCATCCAACGATGAACAGTGGTCAAAAAATTCAAACCATAGTTCGCCAAGTTTGAATGGTTTGTATTCCACATCGGGTTCGGCGTCATCGTCCATAATAAAACAATTTTTATATGCTGCGTATTCGTCATGCGCAACATAATCACATCGACCTATATTTATTTTCACAAATTCAATTCTCAGCGCGACGCCTATAATGAAACCAAACTAAATTTAGGGCGCTCAATTGCTCTGGCGCTTTCATTCATTTTAGGCGTTGAAATACTCAAACTGTTTTACATAAAGACATACCAACAGCTTATTGTTGTAGCGACGCTTGTTACGATTAAACTGCTTGTCAGTTATTTTTTATCGAAAGAAATAAATGATATGGATAATAAAACGGAATAATTTTTTGTGTAAATATAAGTAAATGGTAAGTAAAAATTTAACAAAAGAGCAACAGGCGCGGTTTGATAAACTGAATCTCATCCATCCTAAAAAAATGAAACCGAATGAAAAATACGAGTTTAATTTGCTATTAGGTAAAAAATACTTGTATTTGAGCACACGCGCGAAATATACGCAGAACCAGAAGAAATTTTATAGAGACCAAGGAGTATATTTTGTGAAATTTGCGGAAAATATTCGGAAACGACATAATTTAAAGGTAATTTCATGAGAATTATATTATTTATAAATAGTATGAGTAATATAAATAATACGAATAATACGAGTTTCAAAACAAAATTATTATTTGATAATTTATCTAATAAAGAAAGAAAATTATATGATGAAATTAGTCAATTAGTTCATATTCCAATTTGCTCAAATCGATAATTGGGATAATTTAGTTAAGGCAAAAGTTATAAGACCAGTATGTGAAGAATAATAGAATTTTTGATTTTCATCGCGATTAAAAAGATGAAATGATTTAAATTTTCAAAAAATGTAAATTGAAAATTTAAAAACTAATGTTGACACGTGTAGTTTTCAGAACAAAGCAAAGTAATCAATTCAATCAATCGAAATGTCGTCCCGAGTATCAGCAGCAGCAATGTATCCCTTCAATATTCTTTCCTTCTACGCAGGCATGTTATATTCTCGTCTTTTCTCAACTCCGCAATCTCAACAAGTTTCGCGTTGAATTCATCTTCGCTGTTCGTTTGCATAAGCACATCTAAAATACCTTTATCAAAGCATTCATTTTGTTGATCGTAATTGATAGGGGTGTCGCGAATACCATAAATGAAAACACTATATTTGTCAAATAATTTCTGGATTGTGGCGATTGTATTGAACCCCAACGAAACACCCGCGCCAACACCGAGTTGAATACCTACGGAAATGGACATCGAATATAGTAATATACGAGAGATGTGTTTAAGCTGTGGATTTGAACTTAGATATTCTTTCATTTCCTCAGACCGTTGGACATTTACAACGCTTATTTACTAATATATATATATATATAGAATGGTTACATACTAAAAAACCAAAAGGGGTTATTTTTACAAAAATAAAAATGGTAAAAAAAAAGAATATCGCGAAAAAGATTTAGTGAAAAAAATAAAACAAGAAAAACTAAAAAAATGACTGGTGGAACAGGAGGAGGACCGATAATAGATGATGATATTATGTATCAAGATGAATTAGTGTGTATATTAAAACCAGCGGTTAAGAAGGGAATAGTCGTATGGACGCATTTTACACAACCAGCAGGAATGAATACTTTATGTAGGTTGGGATTAAAAACAGGAAAACAACTTCAAAGCGAAGGTATAGATTTTGGTAGAAGTAAAATACATCCATATATATTTTTTAGAGCACCTTATTATTCAAGAGATATTGATTATACATCAGTAGAAACAGAAATATTTAGTTCATATGGGGAAATAGGAACAGAACCAAGAGTCTTTATTAGAGTTGATCCGCATAGAACATTTGTATTTTCAAGCGAAATTAGAGATATATTTACACCCTTGAAGATTTAAAATGGGACAACATTAACTAAGTTTTTCTTTTTTTATTATATGAATGACACATAAAAGTGATGACTATAAAATTTCAGCAGTAAAATATTATTTGAAGAATAAAGATAATATTAGAAACACTTGTAAAATATTTGATTGTAAGAAATCTACATTACAAAGATGGATAAAAAGATACAAAACTTCCAAAAATATTACAAGGCGAAACAGAAAATCAATATCTTACAAAATTACTAAACCGCAAGTTAAATACGCATTAGAATTATTGAAACAAAACGAACAACTTACCATGAATGAATTAACGATTGATATGAAAAAGCAATATCCAACCTTTGATATTTCACCTCAACATTTAGGTCAAATAATTCGTGATAATAACCGGACACGAAAAAGAACAAGACACGAACATTTCCCAAAAGAAAGATACAAGAACCCGATTGACAAACAAAGTGAGATGATTACCTTTTATAAGAAAATAAAAGAGTATCCAATACATAAAATTATTTGTTTGGATGAAACAAGTGTAGGTTCTGCGTTACATCCTACATATAGTCGTTGTTATTTGGGTAGAAGGTGTAGAATAAAAACAAATAATCAATTTGTATTCCGGAAATTTACATTATTAGTAGCAATAAGTAGTTCAAAAATAGTAGGAAAAGAATTATATGAAAAGGGTGGAATGACCGCAGAACGATTTTTGGGGTTTTTACAAAAACATATTTTTCCTCATTATAAAGGGTATTTAATAGTATTGGATAATGCGAAAACTCATAATAACGAAATAATTAAAAATGCTATAATAAAAAGCGGTAATGATTATTTATTTGCTGTCCCTTATACACCTAAAACAAACAATCCGATAGAAGCATATTTCAATCAAATCAAAACATACATGAAAAAGAACAGAAATGTAGAAAATTATGAAAATTTGGAAAATAATATAGACGATGCTATTGACAGAGTAAAACCTGAAAATTATAAAAATTATTTTCAACACGCTTACGGATTAGATGAAAGTTCAGAGTTCATTCGAAAATCATCTACACGAAAAAGAAAATTAAAAAATTATAAGTAATATACTTAAAAATTATTTGCATATGTTAAGTATATTTATTATGCCTATGAGATTGAAAAGTGTGTTGTATAAAAAAGAGCAGGAACAAGTAATAGATAAAATTATATCCATATTAGATTTACAAAATAAAACCACATATACACTTTACGAATTGGATACAAACAAAGACATTCAACACAAAATAATAGAACTCATACCCGAAATAAGAAAATGGTTTTCGTTTAATGGAATTAAAGCAGTCGGAGAACCGAGTAGAATAAAAAGACCTTGGTTATCCATAATAAAACATTTATTGAAGACAAAATATAGTATAGAAAGTAAGGATTTTCAATTCACCGAAAATGGACGGCGTATTCGAACGCATGTTTATAGTTTTACAAATATCTAAAATTTATGTTTTGATTTTGTTCTTGTCAAATTACAAGTTTGACACAGCATTCTTAATGTCGCATGTTTATAGTGATAATCAACCCATTCATTTTTAAAATTACTATCTACTTCTAAAAAACATCTTCTATGTGTATTATCATCTGTATCTCCAAAAGTATTAGGCACATTAATATTTTGACTTTCCATAATATTTATAAAAGTAAATGCTATTTCTTCAAAATGTATAATGTGGTCCACATGTAATTTATCAGTATTGGGACACAGCACACATTTTTGTTCGCTGCATTTTCTAAATTCTGATATTTGTGAATCAACACTACTTCTCATAGCAGACATTAATTCATTTTTATTTGATTTTGGTTTTCCGGTTATTGCGACTTTCCAAGATATATCATTTTCAGTTTTATCTTCATTAATAATAATAAGTTTTAGTGCTTGTATATTTAATGTATCTTTCATTATTTTTATCTTACACATATTTTGTGTTTTTTTAACATAATCAGGGTGCCGTTTTAATATTTCAATTAGCGTATTGTAATGAGATGGATGTATATTTTCGATGTCATCACATATGCCAATTTCATTATATATAAGATTTTTTACGAACGCTTCAAACTCGCCTTGTGTTTTATATGTTTTATCTAAAAATATTACTGGATTTCGTGGCATGTGGATTTGGTAATATAAACAATTAGCGATTATTAATATATTTCAATTTAATGTTCGTTAAATTACTTAAAAATAAAATGTTTAGGAATAGTATAAGGATGGAAATTCAAGAAAAACCACCTGATGACTTTTTCAAAGGAATTAAACTTTCCTTGAAAAGTGTCTTGAAACATCCAGATATAAATACACCAAAAATAACAAATGCTGTTATTATGTGTAATAAAATTGTGATTAATGTATTACTTTTTATGAAATTGTATTTGCTCGATTACTATGAAACGCATAATGCTTTACCTGTTATAGATAAGGTATTTGTGAATTCGTGTATGAAAATTATGTGTAATGAAAAACCACAAGGAAGACCGCCGAAGAAAGAAATAAAAGAACTCAAAGATAGATTAACTGCTTTTTACAAAAGTGATTTTGAACCACTTATACAAAATGAACCACTTGAATATACTCATATGAATACTATTTTGGATTATTTAACAATTGATATTATTACGATGTATGAGAATAACATAAAAAACCATTTTGTGGAATATGTGGAACGATATGTGAATGTGGTTTGGAAAAAGAAGTTTATTATCAATAAAATAAAGAAACTGAATATTACCAAGAAAGAAAAGGACACAAAAATAAATAACCTATGCAACCAGTTAAGAAAAATCAAAAACGATTTACTGAATGTGGAAACAACCCAATACAAATCTCACATTTCTTATCATACTTGGATTAATCTACAAAGGCAGAGAATTATACCGGTTAAAACATTCAAGAAAAATCTATATTATGATTTGATGTGTAGCCCTATGGATTATTTTACTTGTATGATTAAAATGATGAAACAAGTTGAAAATGAAGAACAAACAACTTGTAATGTGTTTCCCATGCGTAATGAAATAATACCCAAACACATAAGATTAGATACAACAACATTAGTGCAACTTCTTTTCACAAAAAAACAGGGAAATAAATGTGATTATTTAACCGATGGAAATTTGAAACGAAACGAAAATAAAATATGGGAATTCTTTTTTAGAACTGAACGAATGTGTTTTCATAAAAAACATTATAAGTTTCATCACATGATAGAAACAGATGGGATTAGTTGTTCGTTATTATTACTTCGTAAGGACTTGGTAGGAAAGAAATTACCGATGATGAAAAAAGGATTATCAACTGAAACCTATATTGACGAACTAACCGATTATACACAATTACAAAATAAGAAAATAGTTGCGATAGACCCGGGTAAATGCGACTTGATTTATTGTGTGGATGCGGATAATAAAGAGGCGAATAAGTTTCGTTATTCACAAGACCAGCGAAGAAAAGAAACCAAGAAAAAGAAGTATTCAAAAATACAACTTGAATTAAAAAATGAAAAGATACAAGGCAAAACAATAATAGAATGGGAAACTGAATTATCAAAAGTCAATCGTAAATCACTTAACATTACAAAATTTAAGGAATATATTCAAAAGAAGAGTGAAATGAATGGTTTGTTATCTGCGTTTTATGAAACATATATTTTTAGAAAATTACGATTACAAAGTTATAGAAATACCAAGAAAAGCGAACAAAAAATGTTAAATAATTTCAAACGCATATTTGGTGATGAAAAACAGGTTGTTGTCTGTTTTGGCGATTACGAACAAAAACGACATATGAAATACAAAGAAGCAACCAAAGGGAAAGGAATGCGAACTTTGTTTAGAAAAGCAGGATTTCAAACCTATTTGGTGGATGAATTTAGAACAAGTTGTATGTGTTCTAAATGTGAAGGTGGTAGTTGTATAAAAACGATGGTTAGGGAAAATCCAAAACCATACAGAACTGGAAATATACTCGTGCATGGACTGCTTTGTTGTAAGAACGGATGCGGTTATTGGAATAGAGACGTGAATGGTGCAACAAATATCTACAAAATTGCTTATAATGCGATAAATAATAAAGGAAGACCGAATTATTTATCCAGAAGCAAGAATTCCTCAACTGGTTTAGACGAACCAGTAAAATCAAAATTTACACGCCTTGAAATAGGCAAACCTTGTTGATTTTTAGTGGGGTTTGTCCCATTTTAAATCTTCAAGGGTGTAAATACCCAGTATGGTATGGTAAAGAAAATACTATAATAAATAATTCTAAAAAAACATTATCTGAATATTTAAAAATTATTAATGATAATAATAGGAAAATTATAGAAAATGTAAAACCTGATCAACAAATATGGTATAATTTATTTTCAAGTAAAGCAGAATTATTTCGAATTGATTTTAGGCCTAGTATCCCATTTGATATTGAACCAATTGAAAGAAATAGTGAAATTCTTGTATCAATCCCACATTTAACACCAAATTATTTTGTATTATGCACACCTTAATTTATTTACATACGTAACCCCGATTCATAAAATCGAAGATTATAATTATCTGCGGTTGATTATTATGTGTTTATGCTCATCACTTTTATGTGTCATTCATATAATAAAAATGTATTTACACACTTGACGATTGTATATTCATCATAAATAAAAACAAGTATAAAATTGAATGTGTATGTTGTATATCATTTACAATATACACAACTGTAATGCCACCCAAGTTTAAAATCAAGCCTTCTGCCGCCGCCGTCTCTGCTCCATCCCGTTCCAGCACGTCGGCTCATCACAATAAAGGTAATACCCGCACCCTCCTCATCGTGGAATCCCCTGCCAAGTGTCAGAAAATCGAGACCTACCTCGGCAAAGATAAATACATGTGTCTCGCCAGTTTCGGGCATATCCGAGAGATTGCCAACGGTCTGAAATCCATCGCAGTCGAAAACGAATTCGCCATCAAGTTTTCCGTCATGTCGTCCAAGCACGCCCAAGTCGCGAAACTCCGTGCCGCCATCGCCGACGCAGCCGAAGTCATCCTCGCCACAGACGACGACCGTGAAGGCGAGGCTATCGCATGGCACCTCTGTCAAGTCTTCCATCTCTCGGTAGAAACAACCAAACGCATCGTATTCCATGAAATCACAGAACCCGCGCTAAAAGCCGCCGTTGCCGCACCTCGCACGATTGATATGTCTCTCGTGCTCGCACAACAGGCACGTCAGGTGCTTGACCTCGTGGTCGGGTATAAAATATCTCCTGTTTTATGGACGTATGTCGCACATACAAATCTCTCGGCAGGTCGTTGTCAGACTCCTGCTCTTCGTCTCATCTACGAGAATTACAAAGAGATTGAAGCATCTACGGCGACGATGGTTTATACGGTCTCTGGAATCTTCACTAAACTTAATCTTACATTCCATCTCTCGAGAGAAATCGAATCTCTCGGAGGTGCTTCTTCTTCGGCTGAATCTCTCGAAACATTCATCCATGAAACCGCAGCGGCGCCAGATACGGGGTTTCGTGCGACGGTCGGCGCACCCAAGAAGGCGACAAAGGCACCGCCATCGCCCTATTCCACAAGCACGCTTCAACAAGCCGCAAGTAATGAACTTCATCTCTCGCCAAAGCTCACCATGTCGGTTGCACAGAAGTTATACGAGCAAGGGTATATTACGTATATGCGAACAGATAGTAAGGTATATTCAGCAGATTTCGCGGCGAAAGCGCGGAGTTATATTCTCAAACGGTTTGGAGGAGAAGGTACTTCGACAGATGATCTTCTTCTTGGAAATCTCTCAACGACGAAGGGAGCAAAGGCCACCGAGGAAGCGGCGACGGCGGCGGCAGCCCATGAAGCCATCCGTCCCACAGATATATCTCGAACTTTACTTCCCCAATCGTGTCATCCGACCGAACATCGCCTCTATTCTATGATTCATCGAAATACGCTCGAGAGTTTAATGGCGCCAGCAATATGTCAAACTCTCACCATGGCGATCACATCGCCTGTCGCGGTTGCGGGTCAATCCTGTGAATACCGCTATACCGCAGAACAAGTCATAAAACCGGGCTGGAAACTCGTCGCGGGTGGGTATGACCGCGAAGCAAAAGAATACACGTATTTCGCATCTCTCACCGCATCCTCCGTGAGCACCGCATCAACCACCCACACGATGCCATTCAAACGTATCATGACCAAATGTTCGCTTCGCAACTCAAAATCACATTATACAGAGTCAGGTCTCGTCCAAATGCTCGAGAGAATGGGAATCGGCCGCCCATCTACATTCTCATCACTCGTCGATAAAATCCAAGAACGCGGATATGTGAAACTCCAAGATGTTCGCGGTAAATCTCTCGAATGTAGTGAATACACCGTCGGCGCAGACAAAAAGATAGAATCAAAAATGGAAGTTCGAGAGATTGGTGGAGAGACAAGGAAACTCGTTATTCAACCTCTCGGAATCATCGTCATTGAATTCCTCATGACGCATTTCGCGCCCCTCTTTGAATACGAATTCACGAAGAATATGGAGAATCAGCTGGATGAAATCGCAACCGGTGGAATGATATGGCATGAACTCTGTTATAAATGTTGGTTTGATGTAACGACGCAATTACAAGAATTGAAAGAGCGAGGTGTCATCAAAGAGGAAATCCAAATCGATGACCGACATTCGTATATCATGGGAAAGAATGGACCGGTCATCCGGTGTCGGGTATCGGATAGCGACGCGGATAGCGAAGACGCCGACGCCGACGGCGATGCCAGTGAAGCGAGCGATGACGACGCCGACACGAACGACGCTGAGGCCGACGCTGAAGCGACCCTTAAGGCCGACGATGGTGTATCGCAAACGATACACCCCAGAGTAAAGAAAACAAAATTCGTATTTAAAAGTGTGCGACCAGACCTAGAGTATGCAAAGATCCAGCGTGGGGAGTATTCTCTCGCGTATATGCTAGGCGAAACCGATGTAAATAGCGGTGGCGGAACCGTAGGCAAAATACCCACACCCGCCGGGACCACAGCAGCACCAACACCCGTATCTGTCGCAGGAGGCGGCCGCATGATGGGCCAATATCAAGGCCAGGATATTATTATCAAGAGCGGTAAATATGGAGCGTATATTGTCTGGGGAAGTATGAATATCTCGTTAAAGCCGTTGTTGGGCGGCGGCGGAAGAGGCGGAAAAGGTGGAAAATCCGAATTCGACCTCTCGTTACAAGACATCATTGCGTTTATAGATAAAACGACTGGTGCTGCGGGTTCGGTAGGCACAGAAGAAGACGGCGATGGAACGGCCAACACAACACCCGCTACGGCACCGTATCAAGGGCAAATCATGCGCACCATCGACGAAAATACAACAATACGATATGGAAGATATGGACCGTATATCTTTCATAAAACGGCGAAAATGTCGAAACCGGCGTTCATCGCGCTAAAAGGGTTCGCAGAAAAACACGGGAATTATATGACGTGTGCGGCGACGGTGTTACATGAGTGGATAACTGCGACAGCAGAAGCACCACCTAAACCGAAACCGAAGTTCGGGTATTTCAAGAAGAAATAATTCATCCTCGATTGAGCAGAAGTATTCATGGAATTATATCTAACTAGTGAAGCAGGCACTCGCCGATAGAAACGCCACCGCAACCGGCAGAGTTAGGCCCACTCCATGGAACGTCTTTCAAGACGGCACGTTTTGCTGCGGGGGATGAGCTGACAAAGGAAAGTATTTTAGAGTTTTGTTGTTGTATTGGCATAGAAAGAAAGATTATACATACTACACCTACTATTTTTTATTTCATTCATGAAAATACTTCTAAATACAGTATATTTTTATTTACGTCTATACCTAAACCTATGTTAGGGGGTATTTCAAGAAAAACGAACTATCTACGGCGGGTATTACGGGCCTTGCGGGATTTGCTGGACTTGCGGGCCTTAGATGAACGACGACGAGGACGAGGACGGGCGGTGGAACGCTTCTTGGATGGACGGCGTCCGCCACTTGATCCAGACTTCAATTCTTGAATAAGGTTATCTAATGGCAAAACCTCATTAATATCGACGCTATTATTAGAAAGAATACTTAACAATTTACTCTGAAAATCTTCAGAGTCGTATGTGTTGGGGAATTCTTCCTTAATTCTCTCCATAACTTCTGTTCGCAAGTGTTTCATCAGGATACAACTTAACAATTAATTGTTGTAATGGTTGATTACCGTTAAAAAAGTCGGGGTCGCTCATATGATTGTTTATACATACTAAAAATAGAATTATTTTTTCTCTAACCACCACTACCGAAAATACTCCCAAACGCGGCGTATGCCATCCTCCAGTCCTACATCACACTTGAATCCAAACAATTCTTCCGCCTTCGTAATCACCGGTCGGCGGCACATCGGGTCGTCTTGGGTCCTCGGCAAGTATTTCACCGCAAATGCGCAGTTGTCATCATGTCTTGACACCTGTAACGCCCGCCGAAACACCTCAACGAGTTCGTTCATCGTAAATTCGCAACCAGGATTGCCAATATTTACAGGCCCGACCGAAATAACATCCGTGCGCTGCGCCGCCATCATCGCCACCAACGCACGCACCGTATCATCGACATAACAAAACGACCTGGTCTGTGTTCCATCCCCGTAAATCGTAATCGCCTCACCACGCTTTATCTGACGAATAAAATTGGTAATTACTCGCCCGTCATTCAAGTCCATCCGCGGACCATAGGTATTGAACAAACGCACGACCTTCAACTCTAACTCCGGGAATCGTTTCTGGTATTCGTAAATCAGCGTCTCCGCCACGCGCTTCCCCTCGTCATAACATGACCGCTCCCCCACCGTATTCACATTTCCGTAATAAGTCTCGGGCTGTGGATGAACCAAAGGGTCGCCATACACCTCACTTGTAGAAGTAAAGAGCATTTTACAGTTATATAAGACACAATAATCCAACACACGTTGGGTGCCGTTAATCGACGTGAGCAGGGTCTCCATCGGGTATTTTTTATATTTTTCAGGCGACGCAATCGACGCGAGGTGATAGATTTCATCGACGTGTTCGCCAAATAATGCGGGACAAACCGGCTTCGTAATATCATAATCGATGAAATGGAAACGCGAACTCGAGAGAATTTGTAGAAGGTTGTCTAGGTTTCCTGTAATGAGATTATCCACACAAATAATCTTGTTTTCTTGGCTTTCATCATGAAGATACTTACAAAGGTTGGCTCCAATAAATCCGGCACCGCCGGTTACAACAATCGTTTTCATCGTTGCTGTCCTCCGTCGCTGTTATCCGTCGCTGTTATCCGTCGCTATATACAATATGTAATTATTATCTAAATAGTGTATAACCGACATATTCGCTTACGTAATGGAAAATATATCAGGACCAAATGACTTAGTCCCGTCATTCAAAATATTCTCGATGTTAATCATCATCACGATTGTCGTCAAAATGATTTTTCAGTATAGTTATAATGAAAATGCGGCTCCTTCATTTAGCGATGTAAATAGTTTAACCGATGTTTCCCTTATCAAAGATGAAATCAAGAAAAAAGACTCGTCTAATATGAAAAAGGAGGTGACCGTATATTTTAAATCGTATATCTTTTACTACTTGACACTACTATGGACTGCTTGCCTCATGATTACCATCGTAAGCATCACGATAAATAAATATAACCCAGACAAACCAGGTTGTATGATGCGAATGAGTCTGCTCAACGTGGTTCCAATCACCCTGTTCATGGCCCTTCTTGGTTGGATTATTTACCAAAACACTGTATATTATAAAAAAATCAACTCGGGACATGTAGCCGAAACGTATGTGACATTCGATATTGCGGTGAATATTTTACTACTGGTTCAGGCGGGTATCATGTATGCATATATCAATCAACAGATGCTTTGTTCGTCGGAGATGGGGCAGTATAGCGAGGCGATGTCGAAATATGGGCCTTATATTGCTGGGTTCATCGCACTTCTTGCGGGAGGGTGTATGACGCTAAATGAGATCATTTTACGGTTCTTTACGACGGATGGCTAACACCCGAACCGCTATCCTGCTCACCATCCCGCTCACCATCCACACAGGTTATATCACCATCCCCCCCCCCCCCCCCCCCCCCCCCCCCCCCCCCCCCCCCCCCCCCCCCCCCCCCCCCCCCCCCCCCCCCCCCCCCCACCCCACCCC